AGAACACCACCAGCGATATTGAGGCATATCTGTATGCCAGGTTTTTGCGTCCTGGTTACACCGGTAGCATCGCGGACCTGACGGCGTGGATTCAGGAGAAATTTCCAAAAGAAGATCTCCGTAAAGTCTTACTCCGTGAGATTGATGACTTACAAATTGACATCAGAAATGTACGGGACATGGTACAAAATCAGATGCTCGACCCGGCATCAGCGGCGACAAAAATTTCAGCGGTTCAGAAAGAACTTCGTAGCCACATTCAAGCTGTACGATCTATTGCAGATGGTTTAGACCGGCGTGGGTTGATTCTTGCCGGCGCCGATCGTACTATTCGCGAATTGATCAACACCTTGGACGGGCAGCCTGGCCTCCAACAATTAGTCGACGAGGCTGCCGTTTTAGTTTGGACTACGATCGAGAACGAAGAACGTGCTTAAGCGGCTTTGCTCATTCGTCGCATTATATTTTCTAGTTTGGTTCTAAAAATCCCCATAAAAGCGTCATTAACGCCAAGAGACATAACGAGTTCATCATTCTCAATTAAGGCCCCAAAAGGAAGAATAACAGCAGGTTGATTAGATACCGCGTTTCCGAACACATCGGTCCACTCAATAACCCTATCGTTCAATGAACCAGTGAACAAAGGTTCTTCAGTTAAGTGTGTTACGTTCTCAAATTTTTTATCGACTAAATACGCGCCGACATGGTAAATCAGATAAGGTTTACCATTTTCTGTGCACGTCATATGTTTCCAGTGATAAAAAATTAAGTAACAATAACCTAGGTCAACAGGCGCCGTGGAATTGAAAGTGGCGGCCCCCCGCGTAACCTTCTCTAAAACTTTTGTATCTAGCGTAATCGTCGATCCTTTTTCTCTTTCGACAGTTAACGGCCGCGTGGAGTATAAACAATTAAGTTCATCTTTTACTGTAAAAAACGCCCAGTTTTTTTCCGGAACTCCGACGACATGGTTTTTTCCTATTGGAGGAATTGTCGCACTAACAGCTTCAAAATCATCGTTTACCCAACAAACGGCAACTTTAGGTTGCGAGAATAGCTTTTTAGGATTTGAATCGTACTTACTAGCGTAAGTGGATGCGACAAACTGAACGTATAAGTTTGAATCAGGTCCGATAAAAAGCCTAGGATCTTCGTAACTAAGCCTATGTTTCTTTGACCTGAGTTTTTTAGTACCAATAACTGATTTATCATCAGCCCCCAACAAGGCTATATACAGTTCGTTTGGCTGATTGTTTAAATAAAAATACTTGTTGTCGTACCTGAAGCCGAAAGCTTCGGGCTGGGACCGCCACGCAATGTAAGTAGTTCCGTTCCTACTGATTATTGAGGGGCTGAAGTTAGCAACATTGTTTTTCGGAAGTCCTTTGACGATGCGCGTAAATTTGCCTCCCAGTGCTTCTGCCTGTTCATAGACAGTTGGTACCCCTTTATTTGGACCTTTTGAAGGGTAAATAACGTCACTGTATAAGTGAAAATAACGATTTTGAGACTGCATGATCAAACTCCCAGATCTTGAATGGCTGCGTTAAAACCGGCGCTGATGGATTCCCAACGGTATTCAGGTCGTTGCGTCACAGCATAGCAAGCATTTGCCACTTCGTCATAGCTTTGATTATCGTAATACAGATCATCTAGAATTTTTGCAGCTTTTGTCGTATCAATAAGACCTCGTTCGACCCCTAGATCTTTATCCACGACCCACGTAGAAATAGGAATCAGCTCTGCCGCATCTTTCCAGATGTCCTGACAAACTGTATGTTGTGGAACGACCTGAGGTTTCATGCACCCTGCGTGCTCGAAACTCACTAAGCCCCATCCTTCTCCATCAGAAGTATTAATTCCTACGTCGCAAGCGTTATAAATAGTATTAAGTAGTTCGTCCGGAGGTGCGTCCATGTAGTTGATATTATTAGCAGTTAAAATAAGGCGGTTGCTGTCGTCTAGGTTGCGGCGGAGCATTTCATGTTTAAACAAAGGTATTACATCCCATCCCAGATCTTTTGTACCCATATGTAAATAAAGCATTGCGTCTGGTTTATTGACTGCAAACTCGGCGAAGGTCTTGATCGTAAGATCTATCCGTTTCCTGGGCTGATTCCTATTCCCGTTAAAAACGATAAATTTATCTAAGGGCAGCCCTAACTTTTGCCGCGCCTCGGCTGTATCCATCGGATAAAAGCGCCCAACATCGACTCCGTGGGGAAGCACCGCCAGCCGTTGCGCGTCCGCGCCATATTTCATTAATCGTTCCGCTGACGGTACCGTAAATGTTATTCCTAAATCCCAGTGCTTTATGTGTCGCAGCATGTCCGGATAATAGCTTTCGCTATCAACTGGAAAATACGCAATGAACTTAAAATTAATTTTGTCTTTTAAGAACTGGCAGCGCTCCCAAAACTGGTTAACAATCCAAATATCATTGAGACAGATAACAACATCTGGTTTTTCTTTATCTAAAATTTCTGGAATCCTGCCGATGCCGAATCGATCGTTACTTCCGGCCGGACAGGCGGGGTAAATTTTATAAGGTAAATCATGAGGATCTCCCATGTAGTTGATACCCATCACTACAATTTCATGGCTGTCTTTCAGAATATTAAGTACACTATGCGTTACTCTAGCAAAACCTGTGTTACTGCAAGCATCTCCATACCAAAGAACTTTTGCCATAAAGAATTTGAAAGTCGAGTACAATCACTATAACAGCTCTGTCAGTTTATCAACATGCCTAGCCGGGAAAGTTTTGCGTATCGGCGTGGCGCTCAATTAAGAGCACTGAAAGCCATAGAAGCAAATGAAAGCACCGCTAGCGAGACTATTTACGGAAAAGCTGCTAACGACTTTCATACTTTTTGTACCCTACTAGACAAACCGCCAGCGCCTCACATGCTGGAGTGGCATGAACATTTAGTAACTAACCAAAGCAATAAGTATCTATTAGGTATAGCTGGACCTAACCTTGATATTTTGGCGCCTAGGGGTTCTGCCAAGTCAACTGTCCTAAACATGTTTACAGCGTGGTGCATCGGAAGGCACACGGCCGCAAAGAGACCGCTACAAATTATTTACGTCAGTTACAACATCGCCACGGCCATCCCTAAATCTCGAATCATTCGACAAATCGTTGATTCGTCGGAGTTCCGAAAAATTTTTCCTACGTGTCGCCTTAAACCAGGGATGCAATCTGATATCGGCTGGTCGATCGACTACGACTACGCGAATATTCCTAGATTAGGCGATGAAGAATTTACATTGAGGGCTGCGGGTCTGCGAGGCAGCATTACGTCCAAACGGGCGCATTTAGTCCTGATCGATGACCCTATAAAAAGCTCGGCGGACATTAAAAATCCGACAATTCGCGACGAGATGAATAACAACTGGAGTAGCGTTATCGCTCCTATTGTGTTTGAAGGGGGTAGGTCGATTTGCCTTGGTACTCGATTTCACCCACTAGATATTCATAAAACAATGTTTGTACCCGAAAAAGGGTGGAAACAGGTAACGCAAGAGGCATTGACATACGATGACAAAGGACAGCCAAAAAGCTATTGGCAAACTCAATGGTCTGTTGATTACCTGCTTCAACAGAAAGAACTTGACCCTGTTGCTTTTTGTTTTCAGTACCAGCAACAACCTGTGGCCACGAGCGATCTCGTTGTTTCTCCTGATTTGCTGATTAAAGGAGACGTGGCGACCGAGTTTGACAGCCTGGCTCTCGGTATTGATCTCTCGGCTAGTAAAAATGAGACCTCCGACTATACGGCGTTTGTTCTAGGAGGGCGCTTAAAAGATAAGTACTATATCGTAGACGCGCATCAGTGTCGTTCTATAGGAAACCTTGAAAAAATAGATCTTCTGTGTGACATGTTACTTGAATGGGGAATTCTAACTAAGTACAACGGTGAGTACCAACCGACGTATTCCACCGTGACGCTTGTTGTCGAATCCGTGGCGTACCAGGCAAGTCTTGCTGCGGATCTCCGGCGGGTTCTTTTGAACGAAAGGGGCCTCAGTAACCTTCATATTCACGAAGTTAAAGGGTTCAGGGGCGATAAGATTGCTCGTTTTAGAGGCACGCTTGGTCTTTTGGAGAACCAGAAAGTCGTCTTTAACAAATATCGCAAGTTCGATGCGCTCTTCGATCAGCTGATTAACGTAGGTGCTACAGCCCATGACGATTTACTGGACGCATACACTTGGTTAATCACTTTCTTGCAACGTAGAGGTAGTTTTTCTGTTGAGTATTGACATGACTTCTGATAAAACTCTTTGGGTCGCGATCGCGGCGCACAATCCGCTGGCTCGGGTCGAGAAGCTGCTCAAGGTTTTGAAGCTTTACACAGAGTACGACCTTAAAGTTTCTGTGTTTATCTACATAAATAATGAAGCTCAGGACGATGCGAATCAATTAGCTAACTTATTGCGGCCTTTCCGGGAGCAATTGGAGTTAAATATCGTTATCGCCAGCTCCGGTTATGAGGGCTGGGGTTTGACGTGGGCGCATAAAAACGATCTTGTGCTGGCTTGTATGAACTACAAGTACGATTATTACATTTATCAAGAAAATGACATGCTGATTACTTGGGAACACTTTAAGTATTGGATGCGTTGGAAGCCTCGACTGGCTCAATACGGGTTGGAACCAGGATTTATTCGGTATGAAGTCTTCGAAGGGGAGAAAATACCGTTTGATAACCACTATCGGTACTTTTTAACCAAACGAACTCCCAATGTTTGGTCGGAACGAGGCTTTGACGTAAAGAAATTGCTCGTTATCGACCACGAAATCAAGTTTTTTGCTCAAATTGCAAGTCCTTATTACGCTGCGATGATTTTGGATAGTTTTGACGCAGTCAAATACGTCAAAAGCGGCAGTATGGACCCGGCGAAAAGCGTCGAAATCGTCGGTTTTCGAAATTGGCCCCTTGCCGACCGGAGTTCTATGGGTTTAGCGTTTGAGGACGTCCCTTTTGGCTGTGAACACCGTCGTTGCATCCCAGTGATTGAAGAAAATGGTGTTTATAAACCGCATCCTTGTTGTTTGTTAGCTCACGACGACACTAAGTACTCAAAAGAGCTGGCTAAAACGCAGCCAGAACTCATAACTTGCGATAAAATGCTTCAGATCTGATTTTTTATGGACAACGTTAACCATCCTACGCACTATACATCAGGTGCTATCGAGTGCATCGATGCTTTGAAAGCTCAACTAGGTCCTGAAGGGTTTAGGGACTACTGCCACGGGAATATCGCTAAATATGTCTGGCGATACAAGTTTAAAAACGGCGTGGAGGACCTAAAAAAAGCGGCTTGGTATCTTCAGTGCTTGATCGGTGAGTTAGAATCAAACAAAGAGAATCATTAAGTAGTGGACGTAAGAGCTTTCGGTTCTGTTTACGGTCAAACGGCGGCGCTGCCGTATTCCAGTGGATTTGGACATGTTCCTAGCAGCGGCCGAATTAATTTTCCTTCGTGCCGTGCTGTTTTTATCGAAGCAGATGCTGTCGCCGCTAAATCTTACTTGACTGTCGAGCTTTCTGACGCTCCCGGTCAAAAAGCTACGGCTAGTAATCTTTCAGGGGACCAGCTTATTCCTATTTCTTGTACAGCTATTATCAGTGGTAACGCCCCTGGTGTTTTTGTGCTCTACTGATGGCCACTGATTATTCCAGCTTAATCTCTTTGCTTGGCGGCGGCGACGTAAGTCTTCGTCAAAGTGCCGGTTTAGATGCGGATGATATCCTTAGTTCGTTGCGAAAGAAAGGTGCTGTTTCATCTGATTTTATGTCTGTTTTAAAATCTGATTTACTAGCTAAAGCACTCGTGGCACAGCAAATTGGAAGCATGTAGTAAACTGTAAATATGGCAGACCCTTTTCTCGAAGCCGGCGACTTTTTCACCAAGGCATTTAACGCCCAGGAGTTAGCGTCGCGTCGTCAACGCACTGCTCAACGAGCAGCAATGCGAAGTGACGACTATGAAAATCAAGTGAGCGAAGAAGCGCCTAATGCGCCTATTCCCCCTCAGTACGGTCCGTACGGCACTTACGAAGATGAGTTTTCGCCGACTGAAGACCCTACCGAGTCTATGAAGGCCGAACTGCTTCGAAAGGCCGCATCGAAGCGTGGCCCTCAAACCGGCATTCCTGTTTCTCCGGGTAACGGGACCCCAGTAGCTAGTGTCTGAAGTCGCAAAAAAGAAAGACCCTGCAAAATGGGCTGCCGCAAAAGCTAAGGCTCGCAAAAGGCTTGGTGGACATTCGGCTCGTGCGATGCAGTTGGCTGTTAAGTACTACAAGGAAGCCGGCGGCAAATACGAAGGAAAAAAATCCAGTGAAAACAAGCTAAGTCGCTGGGGCAAGGAAGATTGGCAGACGCGTGAAGAATACGAAAAAAGCAAAAAGTCCTAGTTATGGCTGATTTAGCGCGAGAAAAAGGTCGAACCGAGCGATATCTGCCTAAGTCCGCGTGGGCTTCAATGTCTGCTGAGGAGCGTCGCGCCACGGATGAAAAAAAGAAGCGCGCCACGGCTGGTAACAAACCTGTGAATACTCAAGTGCCCAATACTGAAAAAGCTAAAGAAGCTCGTCGTCGCGCTTCCGAGTACATTAAGCAAAAGAACAAAAGCTGATGGCTAAGATTCGTATAGCCGGAGAAGTGTTTGACGGGTATAACAAACCTCGTCGCGATTCTGGCGGCGGTAAGAAATTTGCGGTCGCTGCAAAAGAAGGTGATCAGGTACGTTTAGTACGTTTTGGTGACCCGAACATGACGATCAAAAAACATATTCCTGAGCGACGCGCTAATTTTCGCGCCAGACATAACTGCGACAATCCCGGCAGCAAATTAAAAGCTCGCTACTGGGCGTGTCGGAGCTGGTGAGTGCTTTTTATAGCAAATCTTGCTAAGCTGTGCAGGCCCGTTTCGGCCTTCCATGCTCTTTGATTGTTTTCTCTATTTCAACGAAGCTGAGCTGCTCGAACTTCGCGTAGAAATTCTTAAAGATATTGTTGACGGCTTCATCATTACCGACGCCAACCGGACTTTTAAGGGCGACGAGAAACCGTTCACTTGTTTAGAGACGATTCGAAAACTTGGTCTGCCTGAAGATAAACTTCAAGTGCTGCACGTCGAACTGCCGCCGCCGGACATCGCTCCTAATCCTTGGGTTCGCGAATACGCCCAACGCGATGCCCTCGCCGTGGGAATGCGTATGACGCCGCCGGATTCGGTATTTTTCTTCTCTGATGTTGACGAGATTCCTAAGCCATCTGCTCTTTTAGAAGCGGTAGAGCTTGCTAAAGAAGATCCTGCACGGTGTGTGCGTCTTTCCATGCCGATGATGTACGGGCGGGCAGATCTTCGTGTTATGAGCCCGGATGGGGATAAGACTAAGCCGCCCACGAACTGGACCTGCGGGACCGTCGTTCTGCACGACCACCTAGATCAGACTCTTTCGGAGATTCGCCGGAACCCAAACGATCTCGTGGTGGGAGACTGTGACGCAGGATGGCATTTTAGTTGGATGGGAGGGCCTGATCGCCTTAAGCGCAAACTGACGTCTTTCTCGCACTGCTATGACGACATTCCAAATGCTCATGCTCCTGCATACAGCGAGGAGATGCTGAGCTATTTAGATAATTACAAAGCGGAGGCGGGCGGCACAGATCCGCTCGGTCGCAAAGATCATCTGCTGACCTCGT